ATGTTGACCCTTGAAGAGGCCATGAAGTCCCCTCTGTGGGAGCGTCAGGTGGAGCTGGAGACCGACATGCGGTCTCTCGGCATCGAGAAGTTCCGAGCCAACATGGCCAAGGCCCAGGAGAAGGGCCAGGAGACCCGCATCGCCCCGGTTCGCCGGCTCATGCACGATGCCCACGAGAAGATGCTCGCCGCGATCAAGGGCTTCTACGCGGACGTGGAGGGCAAGAAGGCTGGTCGGAAGCACACGGCCTACCCCTGGATCAAGGGCATGGAGAACGACGATCTGGTCGCTCACATCACCTGCAAGGTGATCCTCGACGTGGCCGCGATGCGGAAGAGCCTCACCCACGTCTCCGTCATGATCGCGGAGCTGCTGGAGGACGAGTGCAACTACCGCCTCTTCAAGGAGCAGCATCAGGCCGGCTACCTGAAGGCCATGGCCCGCGTGAAGCACAAGACCAACGAGAGCTACAAGCGCCGCTCGGTGCTCTCCACGGCCTCCAAGCTGGGCGTGAATCTGCTCGAATGGCCCAAGAAGGAGCAGCTCATCGTCGGCGGTAAGCTGATCGAGCTGTTCATCGAGGCCACCGGTCTGGCCCGTGTGGTCGATGCCGCTGGCGGCCGGAAGGTGGTCGAGAGCGTGCCCGAGGCCCGCGCCTGGATCGAGGAAGAGTGCCGGCGCTGCGAGCTGCTGACCCCGCAGTTCATGCCCTGCCTGATCCCTCCGAAGCCCTGGAGCACCCCGTTCGACGGTGGCTACTGGACCGGCCGTGCGCGCCGTCTGGTGCTCGTGAAGAGCCCGAACCGGGCCTATCTGGACGAGCTGGCCGAGGTCGAGATGCCGGCCGTCTACGAGGCCGTGAACGCCCTTCAGGACACCGGCTGGACGATCAACCCGATGGTCTACGCGGTGATGAACCACCTCTACGAGACCAACTCCCGGTGCGGCCTCGTGCCGCAGATCGACCCGGAGGAGGAGCCCCAGAAGCCCGCTTGGCTGGTCGAGGGCATGAAGAAGGAGGACATGACGGAGGAGCAGCTCGCCCAGTTCATGGACTGGAAGAGCCGGGCCGCGGAGGTCTTCGAGAAGAACGCCGAGATGGAGAGCCGGCGCCGCTCGTTCGTGTCGATGATCGGCGTCGCCACCCGGTTCAAGGACGAGGCCGCCTTCTACTTCCCCTACACCCTCGACTGGCGCGGCCGGGCGTACCCGGTGGGCCTGTACCTGCACCCGCAGGGCAACGATGCCTGCCGTGGCCTGCTCCAGTTCGCGGAGGTCCAACCGATCGGTGACCAAGAGGGGGCCGACTGGCTCGCCATCCACGGTGCCGGCCTGTGGGGCGTGGATAAGGTGAGCTTTGCCGATAGGTGTGCATGGGTGCAGACCAACGAGGCAGCGATCCTGGCGTCCGCGGAGGACCCCTTCGAGAACCGCTTCTGGCAGTCGGCCGAGAAGCCCTGGCAGGCGCTCGCGTTCTGCTACGAGTGGGCCGGCTACAAGCGGGAGGGCTTCGGCTACCTGTCCCGTCTGCCGATCCAGATGGATGGGACCTGCAACGGGCTCCAGAATTTCAGCGCCATGCTGCTGGACGCCCGCGGTGGGGCCGCGGTGAACCTCGTCCCGGCCGATAAGCCCGCCGACATCTACATGGAGGTCGGCAAGGTGGTGAACGAGCGCGTCCTCAAGGAGGCCGCCGAGGGCAACGAGCTGGCCGCGATGTGGGTCGGCCACGTGACCCGGAAGGTGGTCAAGCGCCCGGTCATGACCCTGGCCTACGGCGCCAAGCGGTTCGGCTTCACCGACATGGTGATGACCGACACGGTGCGCGTCTGGAAGAAGGAGCACCCCGAGACCTATCCCTTCGGGGCGCAGGGCTTCCAGGCAGCGCAGTACCTGGGCGGCCTGATCTGGGATGCCGTGCAGGAGGTCGTGGTCGCGGCTGCGAACGCCATGCGCTGGCTTCAGGAGGTGGCCCGCATCGTCTCCAAGGAGGCACTGCCCATCAACTGGATCACGCCCACCGGCCTGCTCGTGCAGCAGCAGTACAAGCTGCGCGCGATGAAGAACATCGACCTGAACTTCCAGAAGGTGAAGATCCAACTGAAGGTGGACCAAGGATCAGACAAGCTCGATAGCAAGAAACAAGCGTCTGGCATCGCGCCGAATTGGGTCCATAGTCTGGACGCAAGCCACATGATGCTGACTATTCGTGCCGCTAAGTGTGCAGTGGTGCAGAGTTTCTCTTTCATCCACGACAGCTACGGCACGCACGCAGGCAAGACCGCGCTGCTCGCTCGGACCCTGCGGGAGGAGTTCGTGAAGATGTACTCCGGGGAGTGCGTGCTGGAGCGGTTCCGTGCCGATCTCCAGGCCATGCTGCCCGAGGGCGTCGAGCTGCCTCCCGTGCCTCCGAAGGGCACCCTGGACCTCTCTAAGGTGCTGGAGAGCCCGTTCTTTTTCGCCTGATATATGCACCATCGCATATCATTGCGGTGGTGATTGTTCGGACCAATAGGAAATCCAAGGGATCACCGACATGCCCAACCTCGACCAGACCGACACCTCCGCTCTCGCCCAGGCCATCACGATCTGGCGTGCCAAGCGCCGCATCAGCACCGTCCTCTACGCCAAGCTCGTGGAGGAAGGGTACGACGTGCCCGCCCTTGAGCGGTTCTACAGCCGGTGAGGCTGCGCGTCCTGCCGTACCGGCCGGGCGTCATCATCCGGGGGCTGACCGACACCTGTCGGCGCCCCGCCTACGTGGTGATCTACAACCCGGAGCACCTGAGGCGCGCGGAGGTCCGCCGCCTCGTCCGCAACGAGCTACGGTCCCAGCTCGCCCGCGTTTGATTGTTCGGACCATTAGGAAACCCCGCGCCAACCCTGGCCGGGGTTCTTTCCGTTTCAGCCAACCTATCCACCCCTGGAAACCATCATGGCACAGAAGAACAACCGCCCGAAGATGATCGTGAAGACCAGCCCGAAGGGCGTCTTCGTCTACCCGAAGCTCAACGAACCTGACTACGGCTCTAAGGACTACCCGGTCCCTGCGGGTCAGTACGTCACCCGGCTCCGCGTCCAGAAGTCGGACCCGAAGGTCCAGAAGTTCATCGCGGACATGACCGAGGTGCTCGGCCGGGCCCGTGAGGCCGCCGAAGCGAAGCTGAAGGAGATGAAGGTCCCGGCTCGGAAGAAGCTGGAGGCCGCGAACGGCGGCAACGGTCTCAAGGCCAACCCGCTCTTCACCGAGATCTACGACGAGGAGACCGAGGAGCCCACGGGCGAGATCGAGTTCAAGTTCCAGATGCCGGCCACCGTCGAGATCAAGAAGGGTCCGAAGGCCGGCAAGAAGCTCACCTTCAAGCCCATCATCGCTGACGCCCGTGGCCTGCCGATTCCGGCCTCGAAGCTGCCCCCGATCTGGGGCGGCACGGTCGGCATCGTGTCCTTCGAGTACGCCGAGGACGGCTACTTCGTGGAGGGCTCGGGCCTCTACGGCGTGAAGATGCGGCTGCTCGGCGTCCAGATTCTGGAGCTGAAGAGCGGCGGTGAGCGCAGTGCGGCCAGCCTGGGCTTCACCCAGCAGGAGGGCCTGAACGCAGACGATCTGGAGGACCGCGAGGACACCAGCGAGGACGACGACACGGACGAGGATGCCCAGGCCGACAGCTCCGAAGAGGACTTCTAAGTCCAGGGCGCTGATCGAGGGCTACCGTTCCGGCCTGGAGGACGCCAACGCGGCGCACCTCCGGGCGCACGGGATCGACCCGAAGTACGAGACCCGGAAGATCCCATACGAGCAGCCCGCCAAGCGGCGCACCTACACCCCCGACTTCCCCGACTTGCCCAGCGGCATCATCGTTGAGACGAAGGGAAGATTCACCGCTGAAGACAGACAGAAGCATCTCTGGATCAAGCAGCAGTATCCAGATCTGGATATTCGCTTCGTCTTCAGCAATTCGAAGACGAAACTCAGGAAAGGAAGCCCGACAAGTTACGCAGACTGGTGTCGAAAGAACGGCTTTCTGTTCGCTGACAAGCTAATCCCAGAGAGCTGGATGAAATGATCTACCCACGACGCAAGGCGACGGACCTCATCGTCGTCCACAGCACGGCAACACCGGGCGGCGCAGACCGACACGTTCGCGACATCGACCGGATGCACCGGGCCAAGGGCCTCAATGGCATCGGCTTCCACTACATCGTGACCCTCGACGGGCAGGTTGAGAAGGGCCGACCCGAGGAGTGCATCGGTGCCCACGCGCAGGGGCACAACGCCACCTCGGTGGCTGTCGCCTACGTCGGAGGCTTGTCTCTCGCCGGCTTTGCCGAAGACACCCGCACCGCAGCCCAGAAGCTCGCCATGCGCAAGCTCATCCAGGGGCTCGTGCTCAAGTACCCAGACGCCCGCGTGGTCGGGCAGTGCGACCTCCCGAACGAGACCGGCCGCTCCGACCCCTTCGTGTGGGTCAAGGGCAGCCCTGGCTTCGATGCCTCGGCCGAGTACGCCGACCTCTGATTGTTCGGACCAATAGGAAACCCACCGCGAGCCCTTGGCACCCCGCCAGGGGCTCTTCTCGTTTCGAGGACAGCTTCATGCAGCACGCAATCGGCTCAACCGTTAAGTCCAATCGCACGATCTACGGGAACGGCATCACCGAGGGCCGGACCTACAAGGTGATCGACGCCTCCGTTGACATGGTGCGGATCACCAATGACCGCGGCACCAACCGCTGGCTCAACGCCTCCTACTTCGAGCCCACTGTCGTGGCCGGCTCGGGCCGCCCGGTGGACGCCAAGAAGCACTGGCTGATCGCCGTCATCGTGGACGGCCAGCCGAAGCCGGCGCCCAAGCCGCGCATCTACGACAGCGAGAAGCAGGCCCACGCGGTCGCCAAGGAGATGGCCGAGAAGATCCCTGGCCAGACCTTCGTGGTCTACGAGGCCACCGGCTTCACCCACGTCCCGACCAAGGTCGCCACGGAGGTGTATGCGCTGTGACCAAGAGCCAGAAGCAGATCCTGCTGGATCACCTCCTGGCCGGTAAGACCATCACCCCGATGAAGGCCATGATGGTCTACGGCATCGGCCGCCTCGCTGCCCGAATCCGCGATCTGCGGGAGGAGGGGCACAACATCGTCACCACCCTGAAGCTCGACGAGCGCGGCCACGAGTACGCCGAGTACCGCCTTCAGGTCCGCGACCGGTTCGGCCGGAAGAAGAGCGCCTGATGGGCGACAGCGTGCTCATCAGGAAGGAGCCATGCCCCGCGTGTGGCTCCCGCGACAACCTCGCTCGCTACTCTGATGGTCACGCTCACTGCTTCAGCATGGGCTGCGACCACTGGGAGCCGGCTGACGAAACCTATGCACCCCCGCAGAGGAGAACGAAGATGGCCAGGGGCCTCATCGACGGCGAGTTCAAGGCCCTCGGCAAGCGCAAGATCACCGAGGAGACCTGCCGCAAGTTCGGCTACCGCGTGGGCTCGATGAACGACCAGACGGTCCAGATCGCGCCCTACTACGACAAGGACCGCAACGAGGTCGGGCAGAAAATTCGCTTCCCCGACAAGACCTTCACGGTGACCGGAGAGCTGAAGACAGCCCAGCTCTTCGGCCAGCACCTGTGGGGCTCGGGCGGCAAGATGGTCGTGATCACCGAGGGCGAGATCGACGCCATGTCGGTGAGCCAGCTTCAGGACAACAAGTGGCCTGTCGTGTCCCTGATCAACGGGGCCGACAGCGCCGCCAAGGGCATCGCCGCCAACCTCGAATGGCTCAACAGCTTCGAGAAGGTGGTGCTGATGTTCGACATGGACGAGCCAGGTAAGAAGGCCACCGCGACCGCGGCACGCCTCCTGAAGCCGGGCAAGGCCCATGTCGCCTCGCTGCCCCTGAAGGACGCCAACGAGTGCCTAGTAAATGGGCAGGGATCGGCGGTCATCAGCGCCATCTGGAACGCCAAGCCCTACCGCCCTGACGGGCTCGTCCGCGTCTCTGACGTGCGCGAGAAGGTGCTCGTGCCGCCCACGATGGGCCTCTCGTGGTTCTCGGACACCCTCACGAAGCTGACCTACGGGCGCCGCTTCGGGGAGATCTACGCCTTCGGAGCGGGCACCGGCATCGGCAAGACCGACTGGCTGCTCCAGCAGGTAGCTCACGACGTGAACGTCCTGGGCGAGAAGGTGGGCCTGTTCTTCCTTGAGCAGCCACCGGACGAGACCGTGAAGCGGGTCTGCGGGAAGTTCGCCAAGCGATGCTTCCACGTGCCCGACGATGGCTGGACCCAGGAAGAGCTGGTGGACGCCATCGACCGCCTGGAGCGGGACGACCGGATCGTCCTCTACGACAGCTTCGGCGTGTCGGACTGGAACGTGATCGCGGACGGCATCCGCTTCCTGTTCCACAGCGAGGGCACCCGCATCTTCTACCTCGACCACCTGACGGCCCTGGCGGCCAGCAAGGAGGACGAGCGGAAGGAGCTGGAGAAGATCATGGCTGAGATGGCCGGGCTCGTGAAGGAGCTGGGCATCATCATCCATCTGGTCAGCCACCTCGCCACCCCGGAGGGCAAGCCCCACGAGGAGGGCGGCCGGGTCATGATCAGGCACTTCAAGGGGAGCCGGGCCATCGGCTTCTGGTGCATGTTCATGTTCGGCCTGGAGCGTGACCAGCAGCACGAGGACGAAGCCTGGAGGTCGATCACGACCTTCCGGGTGCTGAAGGATCGCAACACCGGGCGCAGCTCGGGCCAGTGCGTCTACTTCGGCTACGACAGCAAGACGGGCCAGCTCTACGAGACCGAGCCGCCCGCCGATACCAGTGCAACCGGCTTCAAGGACGAGACCGTCAACGACGATCTTTGAGCCAATCTATGCAGAGGTGCATACCATGACCGACACCAGCCAAGCCGCCTTCGAGACCGTGCGGCCCCACCTCAACCACCTCCACACGAAGTGCCTCGATGTCGTGAAGGCCGCGGGCTCTGAGGGAGCCACCCCGTCCGAGGTCATCAGCCGCACGGGCCTGCTCGACTACACGGCCCGCCCGCGCCTCACCGAGCTGCGCAAGGCTGGAGCCATCGTGGACAGCGGCCGGCGCCGCCTCAACCCGCGCGGTCGAAGGGAGATCGTCTACCTCGCTGCCTAAACCTATCCACCCCCGAGGAGGTAATCGTGAGTACCTATGTCTTTGACCTTGAGGCCGATGGCCTCCTCGACACGATCACAAAGGTCCACTGCCTCGTCCTTCAGGATGTCAGCACCGAAGAGGTGATGGTGTTCTCGAAGAACCAGCGGCCCATCGAGGAGGGCGTGCGTCTCCTGATGGAGGCCAAGTGCATCATCGGACACAACGCCATCAAGTTCGACGTGCCGGCCCTCCAGAAGCTTTACCCCTGGTTCGAGCCCCAGTGGGTCGTGACCGAAGATGATGTCCGCGCCGGCCTCGGGATGCGGGACACGCTGACCTACGCCCGCCTGATCTGGTCCGACATCGCCAACGGTGACGAGAAGCGGGTCCGCAAGGGCCTGATGCCCGGCAAGCTGATCGGGTCGCACAGCCTGGAAGCCTGGGGCTACCGCCTCGGCCTGCACAAGGGCGACTACGCCAAGCAGCGTGAAGCCGAAGCCCGCGAACTCGGGATGACCGACGAGCGGGACATCTTCGAGTTCACGTGGGGTGAGTGGAACCAAGAGATGGAGGACTACTGCGTCCAAGACGTGGCGGTCACCCTGGAGTTCTGGAAGCTCATCCAGCGCAAGTCCTACGCCCCGATGGCGATCTGGTTGGAACACCGGTTCGCGTACATCCTGGCGATGCAGGAACGGTACGGCTTCGGGTTCGACCGCGAGGCCGCAGCCAAGCTCTACAGCCAGCTCGTGGCCCGCCGCCTGGAGCTGAAGGAGCAGCTCGCCAAGGTCTTCCCTGGCCGGTGGGAGCCGGTCGAGGAGCGGACCTTCAAGCGGTCCTGCAAGCGGTGGATCGCTGCCGCAGACGGGGCCGAGACGCGGCTCAACAAGAGGGCAGGGACCTTCGAGCGGGGCTTCTACAGCCACGAGCAGGAGGGCTCGACCTTCACCCGGATCGAGTGGGTCGAGTTCAACCCCTCATCCCGGCACCACATCGCCAAGCGCCTTCAGGAGAAGGGCTGGCACCCCCTGGAGTTCACGGACTCCGGCCAGCCCAAGATCTCCGAAACCATCCTCGAAGCTCTGCTCTACCCGGAGGCCGCCGTCTTGGCGGAACACTTCCTCGTGGAGAAGCGGATCGGGCAGTTGGCGGAAGGTGATCAGGCTTGGCTTCGCCTCGAAGTCAACGGTGTGATCCATGGTTCAGTCAATACGAATGGCGCGGTCACAGGCCGCTGCACGCACAGCAACCCCAACATCGCCCAGTGTCCTAAGGTCGGTTCTCCTTACGGTGCTGAATGTCGTTCACTGTTTCGGGCTCGGCTTGGTCGTCTCGTCGGAGCTGACCTGTCTGGCCTGGAGCTGCGCTGTCTCGCACACTTCATGGCGCGCTATGATGGCGGCGAGTATGGTCGCATCCTTCTCGAAGGCGACATACACTGGGCTAATGTCATCGCGCTTGGTCTCACTGATCAGGTTCGTGATGACTCACTGCTCATCCACAAGCTCTTCAGGAACGCGGCCAAGACCTTCATCTACGCCTTCTTGTACGGGGCGGGAGACCTGAAGATCGGGACCACGATCTACGAGCTGGTCATCATCAACGCCCGCAAGGCCGGCTACGAAGGCTGGCGTGACCTTCAGATCCAGTTCTTCGGGACGGGATCGGACGAGGGTCCCACTGAGGCCGAGCTGACCAAGGCCGGCAAGCGCCTCAAGCAGACCTTCATGCGCAAGACCCCGGCCCTGAAGGCCCTCAAGGAAGCGGTCACGAAGGCCGCGGAGAAGGGGACCATCAAGGGCATGGACGGACGGCTCCTGGCCATCCGCTCGGCGCACGCTGCGCTCAACACCCTGCTGCAATCGGCGGGTGCCCTCATCGCCAAGCTCGCGACGGTCTTGGCTTACGACAACCTATGCACCCGTGGATACGTCTTCGGCCGTGACTGGGCCCTGGTGGCTCACGTCCACGACGAGATGCAAGTCGATAGCAAGAAGGAGATAGCTGATGAAGTCGGTGAAGTCCTCGTTGAAGCAATGCGTGAAGCCGGTCGTGTATTCGGGTTCCGGCTCCCCGTTGATGGAGAGTTCAAGACCGGTGCGAACTGGTGTGAAACTCACTGACATCCTGTACCACGCCTGGAAGGCACCCTTCAGGACTAAGAGTGACTATGCCCGCTACCACGCGGACATGGTGGCAATGGCCGCATCGGACGGATTCATCACGACCCGTCACGCCACCGGCCTCTACGGCAACTCCTGGATGATCACCGCGCGTGGCCTCCGGTACATGGAGCAGATGGGCTATGACACAGCAGAAGGTTGAGTACATCGACCACATGGGCGACGATCTCCGAGTGGTGAACGCCGCTCGGGTGTCGTTCGACAAGGAGAGCGAGTGGGAAGGCGGCGTCAAGGACGCGCTGAAATACTCCGATGATCGCCTCCTGCGCTACCTCGCGACCCACAAGCACTTCACCCCGTTCACGCACAACCAGATCACCCTGCGTGAAACCGTTCCGATCTTCGTGGCTCGGCAGCGGTTCAAGCACCAGATCGGGTTCAGCTACAACGAGGTGAGCCGGCGCTACGTGGACAGCGACCCGGAGTTCTTCAGCCCGGTGTGGCGCAAGCGGCACGAGAAGGCAAAGCAGGGCTCTGCGGAAGCCTTCGAGGGGTTCGGGCAGGCCGTCCTCAACGATGAGTACGACGCCTTCCTCGTGGAGGCGGAGCGCCTGTACCGAAACCTGCTGCTGTCCGGTGTCTGCCCCGAGCAGGCCCGCATGGTCCTGCCCCAGGCCATGATGACCTCGTACTACGTCACCGGTTCGCTGGCCGCCTTCGCCCGCGCCTATGGGCTCCGCAAGGACCCACACGCCCAGGTCGAGATCCAAGAGCTGGCCGCCGAGTGGGACCGGCTCATCCGTCCTCTCTTCCCCCAATCGTGGTCCGCTCTTGTGGACTGAGGTATGCACCCATGCACATGATCATCACCGTTTGCGCCGGCATCTTGTCGGCCCATCCCGGCTGCGTGCTCGATGAAGTGAAGCTGCTTCAGGAGGTTACGCCCCAGCAGTGCCTCATCAAGGGCCAGGAGTACCTCGCCAAGCGTCAGCCGACCTACGACGCAACCGGCTACAACGTCCGCGCCTACGGGTGCCGCCGTGGCTAAGTCATGGACCGTCTACGGGCGTTCGGACTGCCCCTGGTGCGACAAGGTCAAGGAGCTGCTGGCCTCGGCCGGCAAGGAGTTCGACTACTTCGACCTGACCCTGTGCCCCACCACGCGCGCCCAGCTAAAGGCCCGTGGGCACAAGACCGTCCCCCAGGTCTACCTCGGGGGCGACTGCATCGGCGGATACGAGGCCACCAAGGCGTACTTGGAGGGCCGCCGTGGGTAAGCGTGTCCTCCTGATCGACGCGGACGTGATCGCGTACAACGCGGCCACGGCCTGCCTGAAGGAGCTGGAGTACGAGCCGGGCTACTGGACGTGGCACGCCTCCTTCGAGGAGGTGCTGGAGACCTTCGACGGTCAGATCCGCACCATCGCCAAGACCCTGAAGGGCGAGCCCGTGCTCTGCCTGACGGACTCGGACGGCAACTTCAGGCGCGGCGTCCTGCCCACCTACAAGGGCAAGCGGGGCAAGAAGCCCCTCGTGCTGAAGGCCCTCAAGGAGTTCCTGATCGAGAAGCGTGGGGCGTACTTCCGCCCCGGCCTCGAAGGGGACGACTGCATGGGCATCCTCGCCACGCGGAGCAATCCGAAGGGCGATGAGCGGGTGATCGTGTCCATCGACAAGGACATGAAACAGATCCCCGGCCTGATGTGCCGGTGGCCCGAGACCTCGATTGTTCGGACCACTAGCGAAGAAGCCGATCTCTTCCACCTGAAGCAGACCCTGACCGGTGACGTGACCGATGGTTACTCCGGTTGTCCTGGGATCGGCCCGGTGAAGGCCGAGAAGCTCCTGGCTGCCGACCCGAGCTGGGCGACCGTCCTGGCCGCCTTCGAGGCTGCTGGACTGACCGAGGCTGACGCCCTGGTCCAGGCCCGCGTGGCCCGAATCCTCCGCGCATCCGACTACGACTTCCAGAAGAAGGAGCCCATCCTGTGGTCCCCGACGTGAAGACCTGTGTGACGTGTAAGCATGACACGCTGGAGAAGACCCCCGAGCGTTGTAAGGGGTGCGTAGCCTGGGACCTGTGGGAGCCCGTCGAGAGCCCCGAGGGCAAGGTCGAGGTCATCGACAAGCTCGTGGCCCTGCGGGCTGAAGCCCAGGCCGACCCCTGCCGCTGGTGCGGTGCGGTCCACCCTGAGTGTGAGCACTGCGCCCCGCCGGCCAACGACAACGCCCCTGTGGCGGTCGCAGATGGCGCTGGTGGTGCCGTGAAGGCGGACACCGGCAAGCCGCCCATGAGCCTCCTGCCGCGCTCTGCGCTGGTGGCAGAGGCCAACGTCCTGGCCTTCGGAGCCAGGAAGTACGCCGCCCACAACTGGCGGAAGGGCATGAAGTGGTCGCGTCTCCTCGATGCGGCCCTGCGCCACCTCACCGCTTTCGCGGACGGGGAGGACGCCGACCCGGAAACGGGTCTCTCCCACCTCGCGCACCTCCGCTGCTGCGCCGGCTTCCTGATCGAATATCAGGAGAAGGGCCTCGGGGAGGACGACCGCTACAAGCAACTGGAGCTTAATTTTGGGTGATGTGATCCATGTGGACTTCAAGACGAAAGAAGTCCTGTCCAAGGAGGAGGCTGTGCGGAGCGAAATTGTTCAGGATCTACTCAAGGACCAGCGCGACAACACCGAGATGGTGGAGGAGTTCTGTAAGACCTTTGAGCCCCCGATGGACCCGGAGTTCTGGCTCGGCCTGATCCGAGAGGAGGCCAAGGAGGTCCGCGAGGCTGCGGCCCATCTGCTGAAGGAGCTGTCCGATCTGGAGTACGTCTGCCAGGGCCACGGAATCTCCAAGGGCGATTCCCAGACCATGTGCGATACCGTGGCGGGCATCGTGGACGATGACCTCGTGATCCGCCTGATGAACGCCTTCGGCGAAGAGCTGGAGGCCGCTGCCTTCCGGCGTGTCCACTACTCCAACATGAGCAAGGCCATGCCCGATGGCACCGTCCTGCGCCGTGCAGACGGCAAGGTGCTGAAGGGCCCGAACTATAAGCCGGCCTACCTCGAAGATCTCGTGTCCTAAACTATCCACCCCTGCACACAATCAGAAAGACTTTCCCATGTTCTTCAAAGTTAAGACCGTCGCCTCGATCCTCTCCTCGTTCGCGAACACCGTCCGTGAACTTGAGGACCACGCCGAGGCCCGTGCGGCTGCTGCGGCCGAGCGCCTCGAAGCCGCTGCCGTGGCCACCAAGGAAGCTGTCGAGCACTCGAAGGAGGCCGAAGCGGCGAAGGCTGTGGCCGAGAAGATCAAGGCTCTGATCGGCTAATCTATCCACCCCTGCACATAAGAGAAGAAACGAAATGGGCTGGCGTTCCAACCGCAACCCTCAGTTCCGCACCAAGTTCGCGGAAGACATCTTCAATCAGAAGTACGCCCATGAGGGGTGCGAGACTTGGGCCGACCTCGCCCGCACTCTCGTGACCCAGGTGTGCGGCCCGTACCTTAGCCGGTACGAGGTGGATGAACTGATCCAGATCATCACCAACATGCAGTTCATCCCCGGAGGCCGCTACCTCTATTACGCCGGGCGTCCCAACCCCTTCTTCAACAACTGCTACCTGCTGCGCTCGGAGGAAGACACCCGCGAGGACTGGGCGCAGACCTCGTGGAAGGCAGAGAGCTGCCTGATGACCGGTGGCGGCATCGGCAACGACTACTCGATCTACCGGCCGGCTGGCACGCTGATCAAGCGTACCGGTGGCACCGCCTCGGGCCCGATCCCGAAGATGCTGATGATCAACGAGATCGGGCGCCGGGTGATGCAGGGCGGCTCGCGCCGCTCGGCCATCTACGCCTCCCTCGATGCCAAGCACCCGGATGCCGTGGACTTCCTGAAGGCCAAGGACTGGCACAACATGCCGGTCGGCAGCACGGGCCTGTCTCTCTGGGACATCAAGCAGCAGGACTTCAACTTCCCTGCGCCGCTCGACATGACCAACATCTCCCTCAACTACAGCGACGACTGGCTGAACGCCTATCGCGCCACGGGAGATTACGGCGACATCTTCCTGATGAACGTCGAGCAAGCCCTGCGCACCGCGGAGCCCGGCTTCAGCTTCAACTTCGGAGCCAAGGCTCGGGAGACGCTCCGCAATGCCTGCACGGAAGTGACGAGCGAGGACGACAGCGACGTGTGCAACCTCGGCTCGGTCAACATGAGCCGCATCGAGACCGTCTCGGAGTTCGAGAAGGTGGTCGAGCTGGGCACCAAGTTCCTCCTGTGTGGAACCCTGGTCGCCAAGCTGCCCTACGAGAAGATCTACCAGACCCGCGAGAAGAACCGTCGTCTCGGCCTGGGCCTGATGGGTGTCCATGAGTGGCTCATCCAGCGTGGCTCTCGGTACGAGGTGACGCCAGAGCTGCACCAGTGGCTCAACATCTACGAGTGCGTCAGCGAGGAAGCCGGCCTCGACTTGGCCGACGAGCTGGACATCTCCGATCCGGTGGCCTTCCGCGCCATCGCGCCGACGGGGACGATTGGCATCCTGGCTGGCACCACCACCGGCATCGAGCCCCTATTCGCGGTCGCCTACAAGCGCCGCTTCCTTAAGGGCACGGACTGGCACTACCAGTTCGTCGTTGACGGGGCCGCACAAGAACTGATCGACCGCTACGGGGCTGACCCGGAGAAGATCGAGAGCGCCATCGACCTCGCTCAAGATTACGAGCGGCGCATCAAGTTCCAGGCCGATGTCCAAGACTACGTGGATATGGCCATCTCTTCCACCATCAACTTGCCCGCATGGGGCACGGAGTTCAACAATGAATCCACTGTGGCGACGTTTGCTGGCACTCTTGCTCGTTATGCACACCGTCTCCGCGGCTTTACCTGCTACCCGGACGGGGCGCGCGGTGGCCAGCCTCTCACGTCTGTTCCGTACCGGGAAGCGGTAGAGAACCTCGGCAAGACCTTCGCTGAAGCCGCTTGGACGGACATCTGCGAAGTGTCTGGCAAAGGCGGTTCCTGCGGCATCTAAGTCACTGAAGCTCCTGGGGTTTTTGCCCCAGGGGCCGAATTGTTCGGACCACTAGGAAACCCACGATGAAATTTCCCATCGTAGATAAGGCTCTCTTAGACGCTCTGAGTGAACAGTTTCCCAATCAGGTCCCTGAGATCAACGACAGTGACCGTGAGGTCTGGGCCAAGGTTGGAGAGCAGCGGGTCATCCGGTTCCTCAAGCGAAACTTTGAGGAGCAGAATGAGAACATCCTGACACAGAAGGTGACCTGACCATGTGCTTTGGAGGCTCCAAGCAGTCCCAACCGACACCCCCACCGCCCGCTCCACCGCCTGCCGAACCCACGGCGATGGTGGCTCAGGCGGCTCCGAAGACTGACACCACGGCGAACGACAGCCTGAATACGAACCGTGTGGGTCGTCGCGCCCTGCGCATCGACACCACGACCCCGTCCGCTGCTGGCGGCTCTGGCCTGAACATCCCCACGTAAGGCCATGGCAGACACCGCGAAGGGGCGCTACTCCCAGTTGGAGTCGGCTCGCTTCGGGTTCCTCATGCGGGCACGTGAAGCTGCCCTGCTGACCATCCCGACCCTGATGCCCCCTGCCGGGCACGGGCCGACGACCAAGTACCCGACCCCCTACCAGAGCATGGGCTCGCGCGGTGTGAACAACCTCGCAGCCAAGCTCGTCCTGGCCCTCCTTCCGCCGAACGCTCCCTTCTTCCGGTACACCATCGACGACTTCCTGTTGGAGAAGGTCACCGGCCAACCGGGGATGCGCGGCGAGGTCGAGAAGGCCCTCAACAAGATCGAGCGGGCTGTGCAGTCCGCTATCGAAACCAACGCTGTCCGTACCTCGGCCTTCGAGGCGTTCAAGCAGCTCATCAACTCGGGCAACTGCCTGCTGCACCTCCCCACCGAGGGCGGCATGATCTGCTACCGCATGGACCGCTATGTGGTCCGCCGTGACCCCATGGGGAACGTGCTGGAGATCATCGTGGAGGAGGATGTCTCCCCCGAGGTGCTCCCGAACATCATCAAGGGCGTCATCTCGGCCGAGCGGGCTGAGACCGGAGACGGTCCCAACAAGACCGTGAAGCTCTACACCTGGGTCCGCCGCGAGCGGGACCGGTGGACCGTCCATCAGGAGATCGAGAACGGGGCCATCATCCCGAAATCGAAGGGCACCTATCCCCTCGACAAGAGCCCCTGGATTCCCCTCCGCTGGTCGAAGATCGACGGAGAGGACTACGGCCGTGGCCACGTCGAGGAGTACCTGGGTGACCTGAAGTCCCTGGAGGCCCTCTCGAAGGCCATCGTGGAAGGCTCCGCGGCTGCCGCCAAGGTGCTGTTCCTCGTGAACCCGAACGGGACCACCAGGGTCGATACGATCTCGAAGTCACGCAACGGTTCCGTGGCGGCCGGTAAGGCTGATGACGTGACCGTGCTCCAGCTCCAGAAGCAGTCCGACTTTCAGGTGGCGCTGGCCACCATCCAGCGGATCGAGGAGCGTCTCGCCCAGGCGTTCATGCTGGCCCAGTCCGTGTCCCGGCAGGCCGAGCGTGTGACCGCCGAGGAGATCCGCCTGATGGCCTCCGAGCTGGAGGACAGCCTGGGTGGCGTCTACAGCGTCATGTCCCAGGAGTTCCAGCTCCCGCTGGTCAACCGTCTGGTCCACCAGATGGAACGCCAGGGGCGCCTGCCTCCGCTCCCGAAGGGGATCAAGCCGGCCATCACCACGGGCCTCGAAGCCCTCGGTCGTGGCAACGACATGGCGAAGCTCCAGCGGCTGCTCCAGAACCTCGAACCCCTCGGCCCCGAAGCCATCGCGCAGCGCCTCAATGTGGGCGAGTACATCAAGCGGATGGGCACGGCGGACGGCATCGACATGGATGGCCTCATCAACTCCGATCAGGACATCGCGAACGCCCAGCAGCAGCAGCAGCTCATGGAGATGCTGAAGACGCTGGGACCCAACGCAGTGAACAAGGTGGGCGACATCGCCCGAGACCAGATGGACCCAGCCAATGGCGCGCAAGCCCCGCAAGCCGCCGGAGGCCCCGCTTCCGGCTGACCAGACCTATCCACCGGTGGAAACCTCCTCGCCTGATGAAGGCGGGGAGACCCCCACCACAACCCCCGAAACCAAGCCCTTCGACCCTTCTGAGGGGCTGACAGTCGAGCACTTCTGATGAGCGTCCAGACCCTGAACATGGGTGAGCCCAAAGACACCACCCCGGCCCCGGAGGGGCACGATGCGGCGATGGCCGCCCAGTTCGACGCCGCCCAGCAGGTGCCGCCGACCGAGAGCACCGAAGCCCCGAAGCCCGAGCGTCCTGCCCACATCCCCGAGAAGTTCTGGAAGGATGGGCAGGTTGACGTAGAGGCGCTGGCTAAGTCCTACACCGAGCTGGAGAAATCCCGCGGCAAGGCCACGGAGACCTCCACGGAGAAGCCGGCTGGCCCCGAAGGCGTCCCGCCCGAGGCTGCCGGTCAGGCCACCGTCGAGGATGCCCAGACCGCTCTGGAGAGCGTGGGCCTCGACTACAACGCCATCTCGGATCGCTTCCAGCAGACCGGTGAGTTGGCGGCCGAGGACCGTGCGGCCCTGAACAAGGCCGGCATCCCTGACGCCATGATCGAGGCGTACATCGAGGGCCAGCGTGCCCGTGCCGATGCCTACGTCACGTCCATCAAGGACAGCGTGGGTGGCGCCGAGGAGTACTCGAAGATCACCCAGTGGGCCGCGCAGGGCCTCTCGAAGTCCGAGATCGCCGCCTTCAACAAGGTGATGGAGGGCAACGACCCAGAGGCCGCGAAGCTCGCGGTGGCTGGCCTGAAGCAGCGGTACGACACCGCCATGGGCCAGGAGCCGAAGCTCGTGCAGTCCCAGACCGGCCCGGCTGCCGGTGGTGATGTGTTCCGGTCGAACGCCGAGCTGGTCGCGGCCATGCAGGACCCGCGCTACCGCTCGGACCCGGCCTACCGGAACGACGTGATCCAGAAGCTGAACCGTTCGAGCATCATGTGATGCCCCGGCTGGTCCCGCACTGGAAGCGGGTCCTCAAGCACGCCTGGAGCATCCGCCTCGACCTCATCAACATCGTGGTGACGGCGGCTCTGTCCGCTGTCCCCATCCTCACGGGGACCACTGTCGTCTCACCGCTCACCCTGGCCATCGCCTCGGTGATCCTGACGGTGCTGTCGATGGGGCTCCGTCTGATCAAGCAAGAGAAAGTCTCAGGCCCCGACGATGAGCCGCCTTCGTAAGAGCGGCACTGTGGCGGCCCTTGCGGTCGCCCTCATCGGTGGCTTCGAGGGCCTGCGCACAACCGCCTACCGTGACTCCGTGGGCATCCCCACGGTCTGCTACGGCGAGACCAAAGGCGTCCACCTCGGGCAGCATTACAGCAAAGCCCAGTGTGACGCGATGTTCGTGAAGCGTCTCGATGAGTTCGCGAACAAGGTCGAAGCCTGCATCAAGCGACCGATGAGCGACAAGACAGAAGTCGCCTTCACATCGCTCGCCTACAACATCGGCTCTGCTGGGTTCTGCAACTCCTCCGTCGCACGCGAATACAACGCGGGTCGGCTGGAAGCTGCCTGCGAGAAGATGAACAACTTCAACCGAGCTGGTGGCCGGGTCCTGTTGGGGCTCGTTCGACGCCGCTCGGCCGAGAGCAAGCTCTGCCTCGAAGGAGTCCGCCAGTAATCCGAAGGAGAGTGCATGTCCAACATCCGAGGGGTCGTGAAGACCCCTGGAACAACCTTCAATACGAACCAGGACCGAGTACCTACCGCCGTCTACGTCAACACGGTAGAGACCACCAACTACACCTTCGATGACGGCATCCTGACCTTCGGCTTCACCCTGGTGGAGGGCGACAAGGTCGAGATCACCCTGAAAGATCCCCCGATCCGCTTCCGCGGTAACACCCTGCTCACGGGTGACGGCCCTCCGAACTCGGAGTGTGGCTTCGACGGGGACATCTACATCGACACCACCAGCCTTGTCTTCTGGGGCCCCAAGGGCTTCGGAATCTGGCCCGACATGGGCGTCCCGATGAAGGGGCCCAAGGGCGACAAGGGTGACACGGGTGATCACGGCACCGCGGGTGCTGACGGCCTTCCCGGTCCCGAGGGTCCCGCCGGCCCGCCCGGCCCGAAGGGCGACAAGGGCGATCCCGGTGAACCCGGTCCGCAGGGCGTTCAGGGCCCGAAGGGTGACCCAGGTCCCGCTGGTCCGGCCGGTGCCGATGGCGCTGCTGGTCCGCAGGGTCCCGCTGGTCCCAAGGGTGATCCCGGTCCCGCAGGCCCGGCTGGTGCCGCTGGCCCCGCTGGTGCTGATGGTGCGCCTGGACCGCAGGGCCCCGCTGGTCCGAAGGGCGATCCCGGTGCCACGGGTCCGCAAGGTCCCCAAGGTCCGCAGGGTCTCCAGGGTCCGAAGGGCGATACCGGTGCGCAGGGCCCGCAGGGTCCGCAAGGCCCGGCTGGTACGAACGCTTCCGCGACCTCCGGTCAGATCGCGTTCTTCCCGTCCGACAGCCTCCCGTCTGGCTGGCTGCTGTGCAACGGCTCTGCCGTCTCCCGCACGGCCTTCGCTGGCATCTTCGCCCTCATCGGCACGAAGTACGGCGCTGGTGACGGTTCGACCACCTTCAACCTTCCCGACCTCCGCGGCGAGTTCATCCGCTGCGCGGACGCCGGCCGTGGCCTCGACAGCGGTCGCGGTGTTGGCTCCGTGCAGGGCCAGGACATCCAGTCCCACGATCACGTCATGGGCACTGACCCCGGCCTTCGGCTGCTCGGTGGCTGGAACGCCGACTGGGCTGCCGGTGGTGGCGGCTCGTCCCCTGTCACGGCCTGGAAGACGGGCGCGACCGGTGGTGCCGAGACCCGGCCCCGTAACTTCTCGCTGCTGGCCTGCATCAAGATCTGAGCCATGGCCCGCATCTACGCGATCATCGGGCTCGCCCTGACCCTCGTCATCGGGGGTCTCGGCGGGACCGTCTACGTCCAACACCTCCAGTCCGTCATCAAGGCCAAGGGGCAAGCCATCACGGAGCTGTCCCAGGCCAAGGCCGTGCTGGAGAAGAAGATCCAGACGGACGCGGCAGTCAAAGCCGCTGACGATGCCCGAGCTGCGAAAGCAGAGGCAGATCTGAAAGCCTTCAAGGAGAAAGCCGATGCTGAGATCAAGGGTCTCAAGCACCCTGATCGGCTGTGCTTTGATGGCGACGACACTAGCAGCCTGCAACGAATCTTCAGGCAGCGTTAAGTTCGTAGACCTGCCGGATGTCCCTCGTGATGTCCGGCAGTGCTTCGAGCGGCTCGTCCCAGAACCCACAGCCAAGACCATGACAGCGAAACAGGTGATGAACCTGATCGCAGATCTTCGCCGCTCCGAACTGGAGAAGGCGAAATGTGGGTCCCGCGTCATCTCGATGTGGGAAGATTACCGCACAGCCTATTCGGCTCCTGAAAGGAGGTGATCCTGTATCTCGGCCCTAGGTCCGATCCCTAGGTGTCGTTAGGACTACCGAGGGTGCAGTAAAGCAACTATGCACCCTCCCTCTCGTCTGAGGAACTGGTCACACCTGCGCGAAACAGATGCGCGGTGACCCTGCATCCAAGATCAACCAGCACGTAATGCTTGGCCCGCCGAGGCGGACAACCCTGCGTGAACTGATGGTGGTCGTCGGAAGCACTTCAACTTCCCTCAGATCATCACGAGAGATAAATGGCTGATAACACTGTGACCCGCGTTGGTCAGATCAACGCGGCGGGCGACGTTGACGCCCTCTTTCTAAAGGTCTTCGCGGGCGAGGTGCTCGCGGCCTTCCACACCGCGAACCTCGCTCTGGGGCGCACCCAGGTCCGCTCGATCTCCAACGGCAAGTCGGCGCAGTTCCCGCGCACTGGCCTCGTCTCGGCCCGCTACCACACGCCCGGAACCGAGATCACCGGCCAGTCCACGAACCAGGCCGAGGTGGTCATCACGATTGATGACCTCCTGATCGCGGACGTGTCCATCGCGAACATCGACGAGGCGAAGGCCCACTTCGATGTCCGTTCGACCTATTCGAACGAGATGGGCTATGCCCTGGCGAAGGCCATGGACCTCCACATCCTCCAGACCGGCATCCTCGGTGCCCGTCAGGCGAACGTGGTCTCCGGTCTGCCGGGTGGCTCGGTCGTCACCCTGAACGCGGCGGCTGACGCTGCGGATGGCGTGAAGCTCGCGGCTGCCATGTTCAAGGCTGCCGAGATCTTCGACAACAAGGGCATCCCCGAGGAGGGCCGCACCTTCTGGGTCCGCCCGGCCCAGTACTACGCGCTCGCGCAGAACACCACGACCATCAACCAGTTCTGGGGCGGTCGCGGTGCGTACGCGGACGGTAAGGTCGTGAAGGTCGCCGGCCTTGAGCTGGTCAAGACCCCGCACCTCCCGAGCGGCGTTGTCGCGAACGGCTCGGTGGAGGCCGGCACGGCCAACCGCTACGCGGGCGACTTCTCCAACACCGTTGGGCTGGCGATGCACAGCTCGGGTGTTGGCACCGTGAAGCTCCTCGATCTCGGCATGGAGTCTGAGTACTCCGTCCGCCGGCAGAGCACCCTGATGGTCGGCAAGTACGCTTGCGGCCACGGCGTTCTCCGCCCCGAGGCGCTGATCGAGATCGCGGCTCCCTCCGCGTAACCACAACACACTGAAACCTCGCCGGGAGGGCCTTCGGGCTCTCTCGGCTTTTTTCGTTGGAGGAAGGATGGACCTAGTCCCCACAACCGAGCTGATGGCTGTGAACGCCATGCTGCGGGCCATCGGCGAGAGCCCGCTGAATACGCTGGATGCCCCGGACGCGGTTGATGCGGTCTTGGCCCAGCAGACCCTGGAAGCCGTCTCCCGTCAGGTGCAGGAGCGCGGCTGGTACTGGAACACGCTGGAGAACTTCACGCTCCCGCGCAGCTTCCCCGAGGGCTACATCACGCTGCCCGACAACTGCCTGAAGGTGGACACGGTTGGCGATGACGCCATCAAGTACCCCGTCACGCAGCGCGGCAACCGCCTCTTCAACAAGAAGACCAACAGCTACGTCTTCGACAAGGCCGTGAAGGTGGACCTCGTGGAGTTCCTCGCCTTCGAGGATCTACCCCAGGCCGCCCGCAGCTACATCACGATGGCCGCCTGCCGGAAGTTCCAAGAGGACCGGGTGGGCTCCGAGACGCTCGCCAAGATGCAGCAGCAGGACGAGCAGGCCGCCTGGGCTGCCATGCTGGCTGCCGAGGCCGAGCAGCGCGACGCGACCATCTTCGATAGCTACGACGTGTACCGAGTTCTGGACCGCTAAGATGGCCCTGATCTCGACCTCGATTCCGAACCTCATCAACGGGGTGAGCCAGCAGCCGTACACCCTGCGGCTGGCCTCGCAGGCCCAGGAGCAGATCAACGGTCTCTCCTCGGTGGCCGAGGGTCTCAAGAAGCGGCCCCCGACCAAGCACATCGCCAAGATCTCGGACACCTCCGCGACCGGCGCCTTCAGCCACATCATCAACCGCGACCAGAACGAGCGGTACGTGGTCACGGTCAAGGACGGTCAGATCAAGGTGACCGACATGGCCGGCAACGAGAAGGTGGTGAAGACCCCGCAGGGGACCGACTACCTCCAGTGCGCCAACCCGGAGACCGACCTCCAGGCCGTGACGGTGGCCGACTACACCTTCATCCTGAACAAGACCGTGAAGGTGAAGTCCGACCCGAACTCCAAGCTGGGGCAGGGGCGGTCCTACAAGGGCGTCATCTGGGTCCGCCAGGGCGCCTACTCGACCACCTACAAGATCATCGTGGACGGCGTGGAGAGCGTCTTCATCACCCCGTACTCGGGTGACAACGGCGCCAACCAAGCGGCGGCCCAGCTCCAGATCCAGACATCGAACATCGCGCAGGGCCTCGGCGGCAACCTCGTGGGCCCCTTGGGCTCCCGTGGGTTCGCGATCAACCTGTTCGGCTCCTCGCTCCTGTTTGAGCACCCCTCGCGGGACTTCTCGATGGCCGTCTACGACGCCCTCGGTGACACCTCGCTGAAGCTCATCAAGAACACCGTGCAGACCTTCTCCGATCTCCCGGCCAGGGGCATCCCCGGCATGAAGGTCAAGATCGTGGGCACGGACCAGCAGCCCTTCGATGACTACTGGGTGGAGTACGTCTCCGATCCCCAGAACCCGAACGGCGGCGTCTGGCAGGAGTGCGCCGCGGACGACGAGGAGACCGGCTTCGACAACTCGACCATGCCGCACCTCCTCGTGCGGGACGCGGACGGGACGTTCTCCTTCGAGGAGCCCGTGTTCGATACGCGGTTGGCCGGCGACAGCGAGAGCGCCCCGATGCCCTCGTTCGTGGGCAACACGATCAACGGCATCATCTTCCACCGCAACCGCCTGGGGCTGATGTCGGACGAGAACATCATCTTCAGTCAGGCTGGTGAGTTCTTCAAGTTCTTCCGCAAGAGCGCCATCCAGACGCTGGACACCGATCCCATCGACGTGGCCGTGACGACCACCAAGGTGTCGATCCTGAAGGCCGCTGTGCCCTTCAACGACACCCTGATGCTGTTCTCGGACCAGACGCAGTTCCAGCTCTCGAAGACGGATCTGCTGACCCCGAAGACGGTCGGCATCAACCCGACCACGCAGTTCTCCTGCAACACCCTGGCGACCCCCGTGGGCGCCGGTAACAACGTCTACTTCGCCCAGTCGCGAGGTGGCTACAGTGGCCTGCGCGAGTACTACGTGGACCCGGTGACGGCGATCAATGACGCCACGGACGTGACCTCGCACTGCCCGACGTACATCCCTGGCAACATCAGGAAGATGGCTTCGAGCACAAACGAGAACACCATCGTGTGCCTCTCGGACATGCAGCGGGACACGATCTACGTCTACCGGTACTACTGGTCGCAGCAGACCAAGCTCCAGTCGAGCTGGTCGAAGTGGGTGCTGACGCCGGGCTCTGAGGTGCTCGATGTGGCGTTCCTGAACTCGACCCTGGTGATCGTCGTGTCGCGGCCGGACGGCTGCTACATCGAGACCATGGACCTGACCTCTGGTGTGACCGACAGCGGTGACGCCTACCGGGTCTACCTCGACCGCCTGACCACCGAAGCGAGCGTTCTGGTCCTCTCCACCACGACCGACGTGGACGGCAAGGGGCTCACCTACGTGCGCCTACCGATGAACCCACTGCCCGGCGAGGAGTGGCTGTTCGTGGCCGTGGACGGGAACGGTGGCTACAAGGAAGGCCAGCTCATCCCCTACACGACCGCCGTGGACCCCGATGACGGGCACACGACCTTCATCCTCCAGGGACAGAAGGGTGCCGTCACGAAGTTCTACGCGGGCGTGAAGTACGCCTTCCGGTACGTCTTCAGCCCCTTCATCATGCGCGAGCAGGCGCCGGGTGGCACGGGGATGCAGGCCGTCACCGAGGGCCGGCTCCAGATCAGGCACCTCCGGGTCGCCTACAGCCAGACCGGCTACTTCGAGGCCAGGGTCACACCGGCCAACGGTGTCACCTACCGCTACCCGTTCTCGGGTCGCATCCTCGGGGACAAGACTGCCACGCTGGGCGACGTGAACCTCGTCACCAGCCAGTTCCAGTTCCCGGTCGCATCCAAGAACGATCAGGTCACCATCGAGCTGTTCAACGACAGCCCGCTTCCGTGCGCCTTCCTGTCCGCTGAGTGGGAGGGCTTCTACACCATCCGCTCCCGGAGAATGTGACATGCTTCCCTTTCGTCCCGCCACCTATGGGGACGTGCTTTCTGTTGCCCTGCGCCTCCGCGACGAGGACCGGGCCGAGCTGAGAGCGGCCTCAGGGCTCAAGCCTATCGAGGCCCTGGAGCGCAGCTTCGCTGCCACCCAGAACCCTCAGGTGGGCGTGGACGAGAGGGACGTGCCCATCTGCATCGGCGGTGTGGTGCCGGACGGGATGCGAGGGGTCATCTGGCTCCTCGCCACCCCCGAGATCCTCAAGCAGCGCGTGAACTTCCTGCGGTCCTCCCGCTGGTGGGTGGACAAGCTCCAGGCCCAGTTCCCGGTGCTGACCAACGCCGTAGACGAGCGCAACACAGTCCACATCGACTGGCTGAAGTGGCTCGGCTTCACCTTCATCGCCCGACACCCCGAGTACGGGGCCGAGCGGCGCCCCTTCCTTGAGTTCGTAAGGATCGACCCAAGTGTGTGAACCGATGACCCTAATCGGGCTCGCGGTGAGCGCAGCGTCCGGTATCGCGGAGATGGCAGCCCAGCAGCAGGCCGCCGACAACCAGAACGCGCTCTACGAGCAGAACAAGATGAACGCGATCATGGCGTTCCAGAACAAGCAGGTGCAGCTCAACCAGCGCATCGAGCAGGAGCAGACTGCGGCTGCCCAGGAGAATTTCGACAACCACCTCGCGGCTCAGAAGGCCATCGCTACGAACCTCGTGGCGGCCGGCGAGAGCGGCGCCCTCGGCAACTCCACCGATGCCCTCATGGGGGACATCCTGGGGCAGGCCAGCCGCCAGCAGGACCGCGTGAACACCAACCTCGATTGGACCGTCAACCAGCTTCAGACCCAGAAGCAGGGCACGTCCTACGAGGCCCTCGACCGCATCAACTCGGTGCGCCGGGCCGATCCGCCGAACTTCGCAGGTTCGATGCTGAAGATCGTCTCGGGCGGCATCAAGTCCATCACCCCCTCAACGTAAGGATCGCACATGGCCAACATCGTCGGCCTGGGGAACACCCAGGACGCTGTGAGCACCGTGGGCCAGAGGCGGCTGCGGGATAGCGCGAAGCTCGCAGACGGCCTCGACGTGGTGAAGCCGGTGTCGCTCCGTCCTACGGCCCAGCCCGTGGACTTCTATGCCCGCCCGGCCCAGGCGCCCATCAACAACGACCTTCAGAACCTCGCGGAGGGTCTGGCCTCCCTGAACCCGGCGCTCCAGCACTTCGCTGCCGTCCAGAAGCAGGAGGACAAGAAGGTCGATAAGGATCAGGTCGCAGCCGCCTTGGCGGGCAGAAGCCCCGAGGAGGTGGACAAGATCATCAAGTCCAACCCGCTCTTCCAGAAGGCGGTCAACGCCCAGATGGGTGGCGAGATCCAGGCTAAGGCCCAGGCTGACGCGGACACGGCATGGTGGGTCAACCACTACAACACCGAGTTCGACAAGCAGAACGGGAACCTGTCCCAGCAGTTCGATGAGTTTGTCGCCAAGAGAACTCAGCAGTTCGGCGGGAACAAGGGCTACGCCAGCTCCTACATGGAGCAGATGGCGGGCTCGAAGAACAGCCTGATGAACCGCTGGCTGGCTGACCGGGCTCAGATCGCGCAGTACCAGCAGCAGCAGACGACGCAGGACGGTATCGCTTCGATCATCCGTCAGCACGTCAACGCCGGAACTTCGCAAGAGAGCCTACTGAGCGAGGTCTCCAACTTCATCAGGAACCGCAAGGAGCTGACTGGCGGGACCTACAAGGATCAGACGCAGTCGGTCCTGAACGGCCTCCAGCCGCTGCTGAACGACATGGATCAGCGTCCCGAGTTGCGGGACAAGATCTACAGTGCCGTCAACTCGATCCTGACCACTCCGCGCAAGGGCGAGGATGGTGTTGAGCGCCGGCTCATCGACTCGCCGCAGGGTCTTGGTGATGCCTACAAGGGCGTCCTGGCCGACTTCGCCAAGAAGCGGGACCAGCTCAACGACCGCTACCTGACGGACCAGAAGCGGGACTGGGAGTTCAACGCCGAGCACAACCCCGAGACGTTCACCGACAAGCAGCTCGATGAATGGAACGCGGCTCACAACTTCACCTACACCCCGGCGCAGATCGAGAGCATCAAGCTGAAGCGGGCTAACGCCTTGCAGAAGCTGGCAGATAAGCGCGCGGCGGACGTGGCCCAGGAGCAGGCGGATGGGGCGAAGGCCACCATCACCCAGCAGAACCTCCAGCAGTTCGAGAGCGGCGACTTCCTGTTCCCGAAGGACCAGGAGGTGCCCACCAAGGACTTCTTCCTGAAGGAGGACAGGCACGCCACGCAGAAGTTCACCGCGGACCAGCAGCGTGAGGCGGTGATGGATGCGTACTCCAAGAAGCTCGACTTCGCGGAGAACCAGCTCGTCAACCAGAAGAAGATGACCCCCGAGCAGGCCAAGCAATGGCGCATGGGGCAGGAGCTGGATACCTTCCGCCTCAACGGCTACGTGCCTCCCCAGTGGAAGCAGGAGCTGGCGGTCGGTGCCAACCAGCTCACGGTGGCGGCTCAGACCTCCTCGAAGGAGATGCCGCAGCAGGCCCTTCAAGCCTTCGAGCGGTACAAGCTCCTGGCAGCGCAGGCCCCGAACCTCCTGAACGAGGCCACGGACGAGCGCACCCGGCAGATCTTCGGCACCGCCATGTTGGTGGACGGCTCGCCCACGGACCAGCTCCGGGGCGCCATCCAGTACTACGCCAACCGGGACGAGAAGCGGGAACAGGTCACCCAGAAGAAGGTCAGTGAGACCATCGACAAGTTGAAGCCGGGCCCGATGACCGCGCTGGTCAACCGCATCTGGGGCAACGAGCCTCCGGAGAACCTGTCGTTCCTCAATGACAAGATCTCCAAGCGGGCCAGCTACTTGGCCCAGGCTTACCATCTGGAGCCCGATGACGCTGTCGAGAAGGCCGCCAAGAGCCTGCGCAACAGCTACGCCATCGTCAACGGGTGGGCGGTGGACACCAACGACAAGCGGCTTCCTCCGAACTTCGAGAAGCTCGCTGAGAAGTACATCGACAACGTGGTGAGTGTTACCGGGCCCCAGCGGTTCGGTGCGCAGTCTGCGAAGGATCTGACCCTGTTCCCGATGTCGGACGGGACCTTCCAGATCTTCAACAAGCGCCATGGCTATCCCTCCGAGGAGCCGGCGTACATCGAAGGCCCCGATGGGAACAACTTCGATGCACGTTTCCTCACCCCGGAGATGATGCAGTGGCTCCAGACCCAGGAGCGCCAGAAGGCCGAGATCCGTGCCACCCGTGCGGGCGATGAGTTCCGCCAGCGTGCCGGCATTGCGGCCAAGGAAGGTGCGGCTGTCCAGCAGGGCTTCGATGCCCTGAAGGGAGCGACGCACAACCCGTTCAAGCCCTTCATCCTCAACAAGAATAGCGAACGATAGGAGCACTCATGGACGAGAAGGTCCCGAGTTCCGATACGCCCGATCAAGCCTCCGTCCAGCTCCCTGAAGTGTCAGTCGTGGCCACACAAGGCCCGACTCCAACCCAGGAGGTGGCGGCCCAGGCTGCCCCTCCCGCCACCACGGCACAGGAGGTAACCCCTCCTGCGCCCCCCGATGCGGCCACGCCGCCTGCACCGCTCCCTGATCAGACCCCTGCGCCGGCCGGCACGAAACCCGTGACGAACCCGGCCGGGGCGCCTGCGGCTCCCGGTAAGGTCACCGAACCCCCGAAGCGGGCGGTGGACCTCATGCCGCCTCCCATCCAGTTCAAGACCCCGGTCGAGATGCCGGTGTCGAACAACCCGTGGGAGAACGAGCTGGAGCAATCCGCCGCCTCGACGGGCGTGAGTGCCAACCTGATGCGGATGATCGCGTCCAAGGAGAGCACGAACAACCCCTACGCGCGGGCCGGCACCAGCACCGCAGCGGGGCTCTTCCAGATCACCAGTGGGACCTGGGACGACCTCCGAATCCGCTACCCGCAGCTCAACCTGACCAACCGGCTCGATCCGGCCCAGCAGGCGAGGGTGGCTCCCTACTACATGAAGGAGATCCAGCAGAACCTGCACCGGGTCCTCGGCCGTGCCCCCAACGATGCCGAGAGCTACCTCGGGTGGTTCCTGGGTCCGGTGGGCAGCGCCCTGGCGGTGAAGGCCAGCCCCGATACCCCGGTGTCTGCTGTCCTCGATCCGAAGGCGATTGCGGCCAACCCCCGCGTGTTCGACAAGGTCCACACCATCGGCCAGCTCTACGCCTGGGCTGACCAGAAGATGGGTGGCTCTGGCGAGGCCCAGCACCCGGCCCCGAAGATCGACCTGACCCCCTACCTCGCAGAGGGCCACGACCGCAGCCACATCGACAAGATGGACTGGGAGCTGAAGTCCCGCCTCGCGAACATGGTCGCGGACATGCCCGAGAACCTTCGGGCCAAATTCCAGATCAACTCTGGCTACCGTTCCCCGGAGCGGCAGGCCGAGCTGTTCGCAGAAGCCGTGAAGAAGTACGGCTCCGAGGCCGCAGCTCGGAAGTGGGTGGCCCCGCCCGGCAACTCCATGCACAACCACGGGAAGGCCGCCGACATCAACATGAACGGCGATCCGGCCCTCAAGGAGTGGCTGCACGCCAACGCCGCCAAGTACGGCCTCGGGTTCCCCATGGGGCACGAGCCCTGGCACATCGAGGTGCTCGGTGCGCGGGAGACGAAGCTCGCCCGTATGGGCCAGACGCAATCCTTCGGGTCAACCTCGATGCGCGTGCCGTTCTCCGCAGCCGATGACGCTGCGCGGCACGTCGAGCGCGAGAAGCAGGCGTACAGCCTCGTTCAGGCCGCCCAGGCGTCCGCCAGCCAGGACTGGTTGGTGTCGAACGTCCTGAAGGCCAACGGCAAGGCGGTCTACGATCCCGGCTTCTCCGTGACCCGCGACACCCTCCAGCGGGACGACATCAAGGCCCTGCCTGAGAAGTACCTGCCCTACGTCTCGAAATCCATGTCCCAGCAGGACTTGGACTGGCGCGTGAAGCAGGCCGAGCAGGACTGGGAGCGGGAACGCCGCCTCGATGCGACCCCTCACTCGGGCTGGGTGCGGACGGCTGTTAGCATGGCGGACCCCGCCGGGCTCGCCCTCAGTGCCATCGCCCCTGTCGGCTTCGCGGCCAAGGTTGCCCAGGTCGGACGTACAGCTCGCCTCGCTGCGGCTGCCGCGGACGGCGCCATCGGCAACATGGCGGTCGAGGTCCCAGGCATTATGAACCGGCCCGGCTACGAGCCCCAGCAGGCTCTGTGGGCTGGCCTTTACGGCACCGCGGGATACCTGGCTCTCAACCCGCACATGTGGCGGGGGACGCACATTGAGAAGGAGGTGCAGCAGTCGATCACCGGCATGACCAAGGCGGTCAGGGAGCTGGAGAGCAGCACCGCGCTCGGTGGTAGCTCTGCCGGTGCGGCGCAGGTTCCGTTCGCCCGTGAGCCCGTCCGTGAGGACGTTGCTGGCCTGACGGGCCTGGAGACGGAGAAGTCCGGCCGCGCATGGATGGACAAGATCCGCTTCGACTTCGCCAAGCTGAAGAACAGCGACAACAGCCTCGTGGCCAAGGCCGCTGACCTCCTCGGCATGGACACCATTGGCAACCGGGACAAGAACAAGGCGATCACCCGGCCCATCGAGTACGATGCCCGCATCATGGAGGATCGAGCCAACCTCTACATGGCTCGTGAGTACGAGGCTGCGGCCCACGACTACCGGACGCGGAACGGCATCGGCTACTACGACTGGGTGTACGGAGGGAAGGCGGACGAGTTCCAGGCCCTGTCCTCCAAGGCGGTTCGGAACACCGACCCCCTGGTGACCTTCGACCCGGCTGTGGAACGCTATGCGGGCGCCTGGAAGAAGACCGCGGAGTACTGGCGTGAGCGGATGCGCAACCCCGGCATCGACAGCGGCGAGACGATCCGGCCTCTCCCGAACGCGGAGCACTTGTCGGACAACCCGAACTACCTCCCGCGGTACACCAACTGGGACAAGTTCAATGTGCTGAACGCCGAATTTGGTAGGCAGCTCAAGGACTTGTTCGGTGAGGCCATCGCCAGGAAGAACCCGGATCTCGACTACGCCTTCGCGAAGCGGCTCGGTGAGTTCTACTACCGGCGCCTTGCCAAGGTGGAAGCTGGCCAGGAGCTGACCATCCAGAAGGCCCTCTCAGGGTCCGATATGGATGCTCTGCGCCACTCCCTGCTGGACGCTGGCTTCAGCGGAGAGGAGGTCGAGAGGGCCCTGTTCCAGCTCGATCAGAAGGCTGGGGCCGATGGCAGCAAGACCATGACGAGCCGGCAGAAGGCCCGCACGCTCATGGACGAGAACTTCAGGATGGTCCTTCAGGGGAAGAACGGGGCCCGTGAGGTGGGTGTGGCTGACATCTGGGAGGACAACCTCCGCAGCATCACGCACGCCTATAACAAGCAGATGTCGGGAACCGTGGCGCTCGCCAAGTTCCGCGTCGAGAACCCTCAGTGGCACCCGACGAAGAACCCCGACGTGCCCCGCTACATCGTGGACGGCATCCACTCCGATGGCGACTGGCAGAAGTTCCTGGCGCAGGTTCGCGCTCACGACAACGAGGTCCGCTACAGCGACCGGCTGAACACCGTCGAGAGCGAGATCAAGCAGCTCCAGTGGATGTACGACAGCCTCCGCGGCGTGCCCTCCGAGGTGGACCGCACGAAGCTCGGGCAGGCGTTGCGGACGATCCAGAACGTCAACTTCATCCGCCTGATGGCCCAGGCTGCGTGGTCCTCGGTGGCCGAGTTCGGCAACCTCGTCAGCCAGATCGGCCTGAAGCACACGTGGAGGAGCGTGCCGGCGGTTGAGGATCTGATCCGCGACATCTCTACGAAGCGGCTGAAGCGGGACGAGCTGGAGGACCTGGAGTACATCTTCACGGCAGGTACGGACCACATCCGTGGCACCGGCATGACCCCTGGAGCTAGGGATTACGCCACGGCCCTCAACGATGGCTCGAAGCTGTCGCAGGCCCTCGATACGGCCGAGCGGTGGACGAAGCTCGGGACCCGGTACACCTCGATGATGGGCCTTGCGCCCCTCACCACCTATCAGGAGCGGTTCGCTCAGAAGGCGGTGCTGTCGAAGTTCCGGGGTGCGGCCCTGAACGGGGAGAAACTGAGCGCGCAGCGGATGCGCCTGCTCGGCCTCGATGCGGACATGCAGCAGCGTGTCCTCAAGGAGATCGCCAAGTACGACGAGCACGTCATCGGGGAGAACGGCCGGAAGGTCCGCCTCCTCGGGCTTGAGAAGTGGGACCCACAGGTCCGCTCGGCCTTCGAGTTCGCGGTCAACACCTGGGTTCGCCGGATCATCCAGCAGAACGACAAGGGCCAGTTGAACGCGATGATCGGCTCGCCGCTGGGCAAGATGCTGTTCCAGTTCCGCACCTTCACGCTGGGTGCGTGGAGCAAGCAGACGCTCTCCTCGATGCACATGGCGGACATGGAGGCCCTAACCGGCCTTCTGTTCTCGTCCGTGCTGGGCTCGATTGCCTACACGACCCAGACCGTCCTCAACAACTACGGCTCGCTGCCGGATAAGGACTGGGAGAAGCTGGCCAAGGACAAGCTTTCGGAGAAGCAGATCCTCCTCGCTGGTGTTCAGCGGGCGGGTTCCTCTTCGATCTTCCCGTCGATCATCGACACGGTGCTCGGCGTCACTGGTCAGGACCCCTGGTTCAACACCCGGTCCACGCAGCAGCCCTCGGGCGGTCTCCTACAGAACCCGACCTTCGGCCTCTACGACAGTGTCTACGGGACACTTCGCAAGGGCGCCAAGGCGGCATTTGGAGATGATGAGTGGACTTCGGCAGATTATCGAGCTGCCTCGCGCACCTTTAATCCGCTGCACAACTATCCGCTCATGCTTCAATTCGTCAACGCTACGTCGGGGGTTCGTCCTTCGCCGTAACATATCCACCCCTGCATACATAGGCACTGAGAAAGGGGTCGCTTCGGCGGCCCCTTTTTCTTTGCATGAAAGGACAACATGGCTCGTAGTTTCGTTCAGTACAGCGCAGACGGAATCAACTACGGTATCCCCTTCGACTACATCTCGAAGAAGCACATCAGCGTGACGGTCAACGGCCTGTCCGTTCCGTTCACGTGGCTCTCCGACAAGTCCATCCAGCTCGATGACGAGCCGGCCACGGGCGCTGTCGTTGAGATCCGCCGCACGACCCCGAGCGATGAGCGCGTCGTGGACTTCACGGATGGCTCCACGCTGACCGAGCATGACCTCGATCAGGCGATGGTGCAGACGCTGTTCCTCGCCCAGGAGAGCCAGGACGCTGCGCAGTACAGCGTGAAGCTCGGCTCGGACGGCACCTTCAACGTGGCCGCCCACCGCATCACGAACGCCGCCGACCCGGTGGACGATCAGGACGTGGTGACCAAGAAGTGGGCGAAGGAGAACTCCGTCGTCGGCTCGACCGGCCCGCAGGGTCCGCAGGGACCGGCTGGCCCGAAGGGCGACAAGGGTGACAAGGGCGACAAGGGTGACCCCGGCGCGAAGGGTGATCCTGGCCCGGCTGGTCCGACCGGCGCGAAGGGCGACAAGGGCGACACCGGTCTCCAGGGCGCTCCCGGTGCGCAGGGCCCGCAGGGTCTCCAGGGACCGCCTGGACCCAAGGGTGACACCGGCCCGGCTGGTCCGCAGGGCCCCGCTGGTCCGATGGGCCCGTCCGGTGACAGCTACGGCTTCTACCCCGTCCAGCAGGGCGGTGGCATCGGGCAGACCACCAACAAGGTCTTCATCGGCTTCTCCAACGAAGGGAAGCTGAAGGCCACCGTGGACGGTACGGACCTCGGCTACATCCAGACCAGCTCGTCCCCGAACGGTGGCCTGGACGGGAAGAACATCAACTTCCGTGAGCGCAAGTTCAACCTGCGCGACTACGGGGCTGATGAGAACGGCTCGGGCGCTCAGAACGTGGCGGCCTTCCGCGCGGCTGCGACCGACCTCATCAACTACGGCGGTGGCGCCATCGTCATCCCTGGCGGCTTCTTCGTGTTTGACGACACGGTCCAGATCGAGAGCCCGAACGGGGGCATCAAGATCTACGGTGCGGACACCGAGACCCGGCTGGCCTGGACCGGCGGGATGGTCAACGGCCTCATCATGAACGGGAAGGGCAACCTCCTCGAAGGCATGAAGATCATGGCCTACGGGGCTCCGAACCTGTCGCAGGGGTCGCTGGTCTACATCCGCGACAACGCCCCGCTGGGCAGCTCGTTCGGTCAGATCTTCGTCCGTGACGTGGGCCTGGAGGGACGCCCCGATACCCACCCGCTGTACTTCCTGGCGATCAACAACCCGGCGTTCCTGCGCATCGAAGGCACCAGCGTGGTCGCGTTCGACAACGTGAGCTACGGGGACAAGGGCAACCACGGCATCTACATCTTCGGTGAGCCGGCCTCTGACGGGTCCGCTGTGGGCGACTTCTCGATCCACGGCACCAACGTCTACGGCGTGCAGACCGGCTTCCGCATTGCCGGCGGCAACGGTGGCACTGGTCAGCCGACCGTCGAGGGCGTGGGCTTCACGGACTGCACCGTGCAGGGCGCACAGGTCGCTTACCACTTCACGGCCGGCAACTATCAGGCGCCGGGCACCTCGTGGAAGGGCGGCCACATCAACTGTAGCGTCCTGGCGTGGCACCTGGAGAACTGGGCCCAGATGCACATCTGCAACGGCCTGTACTACCTGAACGCCTCCAACCCGGCGACGCAGGGCTTCGTGCTCCTTGAGAACTGCACGGAGATCAACGTCCACGACTGCCAGTTCTTCCGTCAGCCCACCACGGGACCGGACGCTGGTGGTGGCTGCTACGGTGTCGCCTTCGCCAACAACACGACGTGGAGCCGCTGCGTGAACAACGACGCCTTCGGCTTCGGTTCGGGGAACGCACTGGCCTTCGGGCAGTCGGGCTCGGGCAACCGGGTCGGCGGCTGCGGCAAGCAGGGCGGTGGTCTCCTCACCGCGGGCAGCGGGATCGTGGACATCGGAGGCAACCACACCTTCTGACGCCCTAAGCTATCCACCCCTGCACAGGAGGCCCTCAGGTTCACGCCTGGGGGTCTCCCCCGGAGCCCAACATGATCCCTTGGTCCACCGTAACGGAATGGGGCGCACGCCTCACGGTACTGACGGGCATCGCCACGCCCATCTACGGCGGGCTTGCCTACCTCAAACTCACCCCCGTCACTGAGAGCTACGTCACTCAGAAGGTCGAGGAGGTGAAGAAAGACATCGGCGCTGCTCGCGTGGATACCCTCGACACCAAGAGGGTAGTCCTGGGGCTGGCGCGCAATGATCTCGTTCGTGAGCAGCAGGCGCTGGAGGCAGCGGTGAAGGGGGAGAAGAACCCGGTCACGGCTGACACCTTCTACCGGCGCATCGAAAGCATCAAGACCGAGATCGAAGGCATCGACCGTAAGACCCAGAAGCTCAACGACAAAATCGACGCGATGAAAGGACCCAATGAGTAAGAGAGCCTCTGCGGAAGCCCTCTCGCGGCTTCATGCTGCCCTCGCGGAGGAGATGCGCAAGATCCTTCAGGAGGGCGTGAAGGAAGTGGACAAGTCAGGCGAGCTGGTCACCGTCACTCCCGGTGCCGCTTACCTGAACACCATCCGCCAGTTCCTCAAGGACAACGGCATCGACAACCCGAGCGTCGGGGAAGAGTTGAACAGCGGCCCGAAGTTCCAAGGTCTGCCGTTCACCAACACCGACGAGTACGGCATCCCCCAGTAACGCAATAGGAGCCCCGTGGAGGCCCGTGAGGGGTCTCCCTGGTACATTCTACCTGAGACCCTTCTCGCGGGCTTCCTGGGCCATCCTATGCAGCCCAGAGGCTCATTCCGACCATGCACACAGACCCCCTGAAGGCTGACTTCAGGAACTTCCTCTACCTCGTGTGGCAGCACCTGAATCTGCCCGACCCGACACCCCGCCAGTACGAGCTGGCCCAGTACCTCCAGCACGGGCCCAAGCGTGGCATGATCCAAGCCTTCCGAGGGATCGGAAAGAGCTACGTCACCTCGGCCTACGTCTGCTGGCTCCTCTACTGCGACCCGAAGCTGAACATCCTCGTGGTGTCCGCCTCGAAGGATCGCTCGGACAACTTCTCCATCTTCACCAAGCGGCTGATCGAGGAGATGCCGCTGCTGGAGTTCCTGAAGCCCAAGGCTGGGCAGCGGGACTCGAACGTGGCCTTCGACGTGGGCCCGGCAGGCATCTCGCACTCACCCTCGGTGAAGTCGGTCGGCATCACCGGCCAGCTCACAGGCTCCCGCGCTGACGTGATCGTCGCGGACGACATCGAGAGCCTGAACAACTCCCTCACCCAGATCATGCGCGACCAGCTCGCGGAGCGGATCAAGGAGTTCGACGCGGTGCTGAAGCCGCTCGACACCTCCCGCATCATCTACCTGGGCACGCCCCAGTCGGAGATGAGCCTCTACAACCAGCTCCCCGAGCGGGGCTATCAGATCCGCATCTGGCCCGCTCGCGTGCCTGAGAAGCCCGAGAAGTACATGGGCCGGCTGGCCCCCTCGATCTACGCCATGATCGAGCAGGGCGTCCCAGCGGGCACGCCTACGGACCCTGACCGGTTCTCAGACGCGGAGCTTCAGGAGCGCGCTCTCTCCTACGGTCGCTCGGGCTTCGCCCTCCAGTTCATGCTGGACACCAGCCTCTCGGACGCTGACCGCTACCCGCTGAAGCTGTCCGACCTCGTGGTGATGAACCTCGATGCCAAGCTCGGGCCCGCCAAGCTCGCGTGGTGCAACGAGCCCGACAAGATGCACCAGCAGCTCCCCTCAGTGGGGCTGGCAGGGGACCGCTACTACCGCCCCATGTTCATCTCCCCCGAGATGACGGAGTACACCGGGTGCGTCATGGCCATCGACCCCAGCGGCCGAGGGAAGGACGAGACCGGCTACGCGGTGGTGAAGATCCTCCACGGCAACCTCTTCCTCGTGGATGCCGGGGGCTTCAGGGACGGCTACTCGGAGGACACCCTCAAGAGCCTCGCGGTCCTCGCCAAGCTCCACGGGGTGAACGCCATCCGCATCGAGCCCAACTTCGGTGACGGCATGTTCGCCCAGCTCCTGCGTCCTGTCGTGTCCCGCATCCATCCCTGTGAGGTGGTCGATGACGAGCGCAGCACGGGCCAGAAGGAGCTGCGCATCGCTGACACCCTGGAGCCCTTGATGAACCAGCACCGCCTCGTGGTGGACGCCAAGCTCATCGAGAAGGACTACCGGAGCGGTGAGGCCAGCTACCAGCTCTTCTACCAGATGACCCGTCTCACCCGAGACAGAGGCTCCCTGAAGCACGACGACCGTCTGGACGCCGTAGCCCAGGCTTGCGCCTACTGGGTCGAGCACATGAGCCGGGACACCGACAGAGCCCATCAGGAGCATCTGGAGAGGCTCCGTGACGAGGAGCTGGAGAAGTTCATGAAGGGCATCCTGGGGGACAATCTGGGCCCCGCAGACACCCGAGATCACTGGCTTTCGCACTAGGAATTTCGGATCGGGTATTTCCCTGGTGGTTCAAGCACTTAAGCCCGATTTGGGCCAATTGTTCGGACCACTAGGGAGGACCCCAAAAAAGGTTATATATAAAGGTAGCTATAGGAGACCCTGTCGCTGCCTGGACGCTGGCCAGACGCTGGCCTGCCGGGAGCCCCGACCGAGGGTCAGTCGAGCTTCGCTCTCCTTCCCTCGGTCTACTGAAGGGTCCCTGAAGGGGTCCTTGAGGGGCATCAGGGCCATCAGGCCCCCCAGAATGTTCTCCAGAAAAATGTGAAGTGGCATCGACAAATTCGCGGCGGGCAGTGTCCCCCATGGCCCCCCTTGGTTTCTGGTCGAGGAGGGGGAGGGGGCCATGCCTCGTCACCCCTTCATTGCCACACCATCCGCCACAAGCTCCCGCTAAGTGACTGATATTGCTCACTGCCGGGGAGATCTGAGATCCCAACGTGGCACCACAAGCGCACCACAAGCGCACTGAAGTGGCACAAGATGTAGTAGGCCTTGGCACTAGACGTGCCATAGACCACAATATGTTGTGTGTCTGTTTCAGTTGGGGCGTATCTATCGCTTTTCGTGCCTCTCAAGCACGCCTCAAGCGCACCTCAAGCGCACCACTGGCGAACCGGTGGCGATGCCTCACAAGGCCAGCACAAGCGCACCACAAGGGCACTAGACGACAGCATGTCCGCCACGCGGACGGCCACACGAAAAAAGTTCGCGAGTCTGATCAATGGCTTAGGCCCAAAATCAGCCCATCAATCCATTTTTTTGTTATGCACCCCTGGACACCATTCCGATGGTGTGGAATAAGTTGGCCATCGACGGACGGCAACGACACACTAACGAGCCGCTCCCGAGACCAGCTCTTTGACAACGTACAGCACCGGATCGCCGCTTCAGCCTCGCAGAGGCGACTAGGCGAGACGACAGGAACTCAGGGATCGCCGTGAGGCGAGCTGGGAAGGGTTCCACACAACTCACCCAGGCTGATCAAGCAGTCGAGACGGGTGAGCTGTGCCCTAACCCTTCCACCATGGAGATGCTGATGAATGGTGCAGTGATCTACCGCGGTCCCTCCATGCTGGATGGTGCTCCCATCGTGGTGATTGCGACTGGCCTGGATGGTCGGTTTCGCAACGCCAAGACGGGGGCTCTGGTCCAGACTTGGATTCTGCGGGAGGACATGAGCCCGGTCGAGGCGATCAAGACGGGTGCTGATGCATCCATCTGCGGTGGCTGTGCCCATCGTGGGACCGTCGAGGCGGGCAAGGTCACCGGCCGTAGCTGCTATGTGCAGGTGTTCCAGGCGCCTCTGGTGGTCTGGAAGGCATACAAGGCGGGACGCTATCCCGTGGTCGAGGCCAACGAACTGGCTGAGACCTTCGCTGGCAAGCGGGTGCGGTTGGGCGCCTACGGTGACCCTGCTGCGGTCCCTCTGTCCATCTGGGATGCCGCTCTGGTCGAGGCGGATGCGTTCACCGGCTACACCCACCAATGGCGCACGGTTGATGCCGCTCTGAGCCGCTACGTGATGGCGTCTTGCGACAGCGAGGCGGATTACGTCGAGGCGAAGGCCAAGGGCTACCGGACGTTCCGCATCCGTCAGAGCGTCGAGGCGCCCTTGCAGAAGCGTGAGATCGTGTGCCCCGCGTCAGTCGAGGCGGGCAACAAGACAACCTGCGCGGCGTGTGTCGCTTGTGGCGGCCATGGCGCCAAGGCGAAGGCAGACGTTGCCATTGTGATCCACGGCCGTGCCCCGGCGCTCAAGGCGTTCCGGACTCGAATTGCGGCCTGATGTATGCACCATCGGAATACAAAGCACATGCTCAAGGAAACCGATCCGACGCCTCCGCTAGTCGAGGCGGTCCAATGGCTGGCGCTGTCAGCCTCAATCACGGGCTCAATCATCTTCGGAGCCCTGATGTTCTGCCACTAGGGCGAAACCTAGGGCGCTCCAGGCGAGTGCCCGATGGTCCAGGCGTAATGCGCCTGCTGATGAGCCCATCAGGAACATTGGACCCACCAACAGGCAGCATTAGGCCATGGAAATCATCCACGCTGTTCATCTCATTGGCGAGTACAACGAGGCCATCGGAGTCTTCGCCAATACGCTCTTCGCCGTGTCTCTCATGCACGGCGGACACCACTGGCTGATGGTCCATGTGCGCCGCTGGCGCATCGTCAAGCGGCGAGGGGCTCGCGAGCCGTGACCTAGGGCGAAACGGGGCGGTGCCCGCTGGTGCCGCTCTGTCCAGGCGTGAGGCGCCTGCTGACGAGCCCGTCAGTTCTCTAGTCGAGGCAACATCATGGACTCATTGATGTTTCTCGGGGCGGTTGCCCTGGCCACGTCCATCTCGGTCGGTGGCTCCTTCCTTCTGACGCTCTGGGCGGAAGGAGGGCTGTGATGGGCACCACCTACAGCATCACCAAGACGGATCGAGGCGACTACGCCGTGACCGTCTCGCACTCGGACGGCCATCACTTCAGCCGTCCCACCGTCGTGGCGCGTCACAAGACCCGCAAGGCGGCCCGTGTCGTGGCTCGGCTCCTGGCCGGGCGGTCCGCGAACGTCGTGGAGTTCAACTGATGAAGTTCGTTCTCGTGCTCCTGACCGTCACGTCCAGCTTTAAGCTCACGGGACAGGTCGAGGTGACCCAGCTTCCGTCGTTCGTGACACCTGAGCTGTGCCAGAAGATGACGGGCCCCTATCCCGAATATGCCGCGGATCAGCGGAAGAAGGGGATCAAGGATGCAGCCATGGGGCTGCGCCTGTGCCGGCCGCTCAACGACGACTTTGCGAACGCCACAGACAACTGGCTGAAGCATGGGCGCTGACCGTGAGGATCAAGCCTCTCTTCGGTCGAGGCGACTTCAAGGTCGGGACGCGCATCATCATCGAGGCGGGTCCTGAAGGACGCTCCAAGGCCACTGTGACAGCCGTCAGGCCCACGATGCTGTCAGTCCAGGCGGACACGGGCGAGAACAAGCTCGTCCCCTTCGTCCACGTACGGGCCACTCTCTAAGACCGCCTGACGAGGCCCCTGACGAGGGCCGAAACCACTCGCGCCGGATGCGGTGCGGGCTGGTCGCGGCATGTCCGCAACTGTGCAGGAGTGAACAGTAATGCGCCGAATCAAGGTGTATTGGAACCTCCACCTGGGGATGTGGTCGGTGATGGATGCCAAGACCCGCAGGGTTGTTGGCCATGCAACCCAGCTCCTACTTAGGAACATATCTTTCGTCGTTTCCGAAGCTGGGCGGTTACGAGTAAGAACTACTCAAAAGAAGCAGGTTCACGCCTTCGTTACGGGCGAGCTTGAGGCCGCGATTTGGTTCGATGCGCCAGATGCAGAATACGCCTGTGAATGGGACTCTAAACCCATGCACAACAACTACCTTCGGAACATCGCGAACCTGCGAGGGACCAGGGTCACCTACAATCCCTATAGGGATCAGGGCTTTAGAGAAGTCCTGTCGGGGCGTCCTGTGAATAACGCGCCGGCCTGTTACCTCACCTGGGAGCACCGCTCACCTGAGGACTTGACGCCTAAGGCGAGGGTGTTGATGTTCGACCCAGGATGCGAACGCAACCAGAACATAGCTGCCTGACGAGCCCACGAAGGGCGAAACCTAGGGCGCCCAAACCGCGCCCGATGGTCGCAGCCAAGGAGTCGCTATCAAGGACACCGGATGCTGCCATTTCCGGGCCGCTCAGACGCTTCACGGAGGAGGCGTTGGACGGGAGTGGAGACGACCGAGGAGAGCTATGCGAGGTCGGGAAACAACTCGACTCGCTCACTGAGGACGTAGCAACCAATAAGGAAGAAAGAAACGGACGATGGAACGTAGGATGTTGAACGGTATCAATCTGCGGATTCCGTTCCTGGGGGATATCTCATTCCTCACCATCCTTGGTGACTGGAGAGGTGACGTAGATAACCCGCGGCCCTTCTTGTGCCGCTACCAGGAGCCCGGCGAGCGAGCCGTCCAGTACAACATCGGCTGGCTTGCCATCTTTCGTGACCCACCGGGGGAAAAGGAGACGCAGGAAGCCAAGGGGACGGGGGTCCTGGCTTGCATCTCCACCACCCTCGCGACTATCTTGCCCGCAATAATCTGATCACCCTGGGAACGATGTGCGATCCGGCATACCTCCCCAGGCGAGTTGGTCACACCCATTTCACTTGGAGGAAGGCGTATGGGCCGTCTTGACGTTGACGCTCTGAATGAGCGCAAGCAGGCTGGGCTCTTGGTTAACCTAGCCGTTCAGGGAGAGACTCGTGTGAGCCCAGGCGACCTGAACAAGCTCATGGATCGCACTCAGCGTGCGCTCAAGTACCAGCGGGAGCAGGGCGATCTTCTGACGCCTCAGGCTCTCCAAATCATGTTCAACATCGCCTTGCAGCCCGGCATCACGATGCAGAACCTGCAAAAGGTTACCGGGCTGAATCTCTCGTCAGTGTCGCGTAATCTGTCCGCCCTCGGGAAGTATCACCGATTGGGCAAGGAAGGACTAGACTTCGCGGAGACTGTGCAGGACCCGGTAGAACGCCGGCGGATGATTGCGTTCCTGACCAAGAAAGGTCGGGACTTCCTGTCCAATTACCTGACGATACTCCAGGGCGAGCCTCATATCGTGGAGAGCCCAACCTCGGTTGAATGGCTCAACCAGCGTCACCGGCTCGCGGCTCGATAAGCTAAACCCTCGTGGGCTCTACCCGCGGGGGTTTAAGCCGTTGTGAGGTTGTGGTGGCGGCTGCGGGGATCGAACCCGCACACTTCTCTCGAAGCGAGGCATTTTAAGTGCCTTGCGTCTACCAATTTCGCCAAGCCGCCGAGTGACCTATCCACCCACGAGGAGCTTTCCTATGGCGACCCAGAGAGGATCGTCCTGGCAGGGGACCGTCTACCACAAGGATCTACCCGCCGGCCGCGCTCGCCGCAACTTCGAGACCCGCAAGGAAGCCGAAGCGTGGGAGCACGACAGCAAGGCCCGCCTGATGCGCGGTGAGCCCATCGACATGGGCGAGGGAGCCAAGGCTGGGCAGGCACGCAAGACAGGCCAGCCCTACACCCTCCGCGAGCTGATCGAGCACGTTGCTCACACCCGCTGGAAGAAGACCGCGGCGGGCATCCGGCAGCACCGGAACGCGGAGCTGATCGCGTCCATCATCGGGCCCAACAAGCCCATCTCAGCCATCACCAAGGTGGACGTGGACAAGGCCCGCGGGCAGCTCCTTCAGGAGGGCAACTCGCCGGCCACGGTGAACCGCAAGGTGGCCGCGCTCTCTACGTGCCTCACCGAGGCCATTGAGGCCGGCATCATCCAGGCCAAGCCCAAGATGGCCAAGTACCGGGAGAGCGAGCACCGCATCCGCCGGTTCACCTCGGAGGAGGAAGCCTTCGCGCTCACCTTCTTCGAGCGCATGAGCGAGCAGGACATGGCCGACTATGTGGTCTGGTCGCTCGACACCGGGATGCGCCAGGGTGAGGTGCTCAACCTCCGCTATCAGGACTGCGACGCCGAGAAGGTCACCGTCTGGGGCACAGGCGCCAAGTCAGGGAAGACCCGGAGCATCCCACTCACCAAGCGCGCGAAGGCGATTCTGGAGCGCCGTAGCGCAGGGAAGAAGCCCTCTGAGCGGTTCCTTGAGGGCTGGGACCGGTACGGCATCGACCGGCACTGGACGAAGCTCCGAGAGGCCATGCACCTGATGGACGATGACCAGTTCGTCCCCCACGTCCTGCGGCACGAGTTCTGCTCGCGGCTCGCGGATAAGGGACTGAACGCGGCTGTCATTCAGCAGCTCGCCGGCCACTCGACCCTGGCCATCACGCAGCGGTACATCCACGTTAAGGCCGAGCATCTGGTCAGGGCCATCAGGGAGCTTGAAGCAGTATGA